CCAAGTAGTTAGCTTGATACCGGGATTACGTTCACCGACATAGTTAGCAAGAGCATTGACTGGCATTGCACGTTCTACAAATAGACCATTGTTTGAGCTATTGATTAGATCAAAGCTAAATGGTTCGTGTGACTGACCAATCTTGATGCTTGTAGGATGAGCTACAGGATCGATACCGGGAAGCTTACCGACGTATTCAACATATGCATCTTTTAGACCTTCAATGCCCTTATCTGATTCACGGAAATCATATTCAGCTTTGAACTTCCAATTCGTATTAAGTGTACCAGCAACGCCGAGCCTTAGACGACGAAACTGACCTGCATCATTTTGATCAAACTTACCATCCTTATCAAAGAAGGCAGTATCGTAATGAATACGACCAATAGTGCGCCAAGCAAAATCACCGGGCTTGTCCTTTAGTTCAAATTTGCCGGGAGTAAGACCGGGAGTACCTAGTTGAGCAAGAGACTGTTCGACCTTCTTACCAACTTCTGCACCAGCAGCATTGTTTGTTTCTTCATCTGCTTGAGCGGCAGACTTTAGAGACTCGTATGCTACAGGATCAAGTGTGCCTCGTTCCTTAAGCGTATTAAGTAGTTGTAGCATTGCGTCATTAGAAGCAAATACTTGCGTACTAAGTAGCAGTGCAAATAGGGCAATAATCTTCTTCATAAATTCTCCTAGATAAATTGGGCATAGCCCATCTTGTTAATATAGTACTCATTAATTGTCTCTTTAGCCTTGTCAATCCACTTGTCCCTCTTTTGTATAAACAACTGGGGCAAAGAAGATTCAACGGCTATCAAGACCACAAGGTTCGGGACGCAAATCCCAGTTCTCTCCTCAAACATAACAGCGTAACAAGCTGTCTGCATAAAGTAGTTGTCAATCCATTCTTCTTTTTTTGGTTTAGAAGATGTTTTGAAATCTACGATAGCATTTTTCCCATCAAACTTCGCAATACAATCTGCAGTGCCAGCAACACCTAAATGTTCTGAGTACATCTGCAACTCAATACCGAAAACATCATTCAGACGGTTGTCAATAATAGGCTGAATCGATTTAAACAAGTCCAGCGTTAGGATATCCAGTTCACCTGGATCGATTGTTTGATTTTGTATATACGCTTCACAGACAGCATGAAGCTTGGTTCCGCGACGTGCGGCTGTTGTAGAGATAAGGTTGGCTTGTTCTTCACCAACTTTCTTTCTCCACGCAATCAGGGAGTCTTTTTTATTCCAGTCTAATACCGTGGTGACAGAGGGGAAGCTCTTACCGTTTTGTGCACGATAGAGCCTCCCCTTGCCGGTATTATCTTCTCTAACCAGCTGCCAGTCTGGGTTCCAGAGGTTGAGGCAAAAGTGTTTTTGTTTCATATAGTTCACGCTTTATAATGTATTCTTTAACAATATCACTTCTAACTATGTCTTGGATATTGAATTCAACGATACCAAATCTTTTCATTGTAGAAAGAATTTGAAGAAATTTATGGAATCCGGTGGTTTCTTTTTTCAAGTCGTTCTGTCGGCAATCGCCACAGAATATAATCTTACAGTTATCTCCCACTCGAGTTATAATGGAATGGAGTTCTTCATCTGTCATGTTTTGGAACTCATCTACGACAACTATGCAGTCGCGTAGGGTAATTCCTCGAACAAAAGAGGAAGTCATAAACTCGACGATGCCCTTACGTTTGAGTATTTCATAGGCATCTCCTCTATTTATAAGCTCAGAGCAGATAGCAGTATAAGGTGCTTCGTATACTAGAGACTTTTCTTTTGCCGTTCCTGGAAGGAAACCTATGTCTCTTGTAGGAACAACAGACCTTACTATAACCAATTTCTTATAATCTGTATAGCCTCCTAGCACTTCTTGTAATGCAAGGTTTATCGATATGAAAGTTTTACCAGTCCCCGCTGTGCCGTACAGTACAAGGTTCTTTCCTGATTCGAATAAATCAAATGTCTTCTTTTGGTTCTCTGTTATGGGTTGTATCTTGGATAATCGTATATGGTTATGTTCTTCATAGGAGGGTTTAGTGTTTCGGTTAAATCTTTTCTCCTTAAATGGAAGTTCTTCATAGGAGTCGAATAATTTAGTTTTTGTTGTTTTGCGTTCTTTCCTAGAAGGTTTGATAGCCATAAAGCTCCTTTAGATATTTACCATGTGTTGATGTTACTCCTAATGTGTTTCTTTTTTATATCTTTGAGTACGTCACGGAAACCGGAGTCTGGTTTACGGAGACCTAGCTGAACTGGGTCTCCAAGAGGAACTGCAAATATTACTGTTTCAATGTGAGGATTTTCAGAAAGGAAAGATTCTTGAGCTGAGATACTCATGCGCTCTTCCCATTGTTCGTTGGTTTCTTTATTTTTAAAAACGTATGTTGGCATAATAATTCCTGAGTAATCTATTATTTAGTAATAATCATCTTCTTCGGTATAATGAATCAACTCGTCGATGTTCTTTGTTCGTAACGCCGCCTGTATCTTTTTGTTACGTTTACGGGCACGAAACTCATCATAAGTCCCATACGAATTTTTGCTTTCTTCTTCATCTTCACGATAGTTGATAAATTTCTTACTCTTGCTCATAACCCCTTAACCTTTAATTAATCCTGGAAATGTTTCTTGTACTAGCTTCTTGGTGACGCCTTTATAAGGCATCTTTTTATCTTTGACCGCACAAAGCAATTTAGCGTCTTCAGGGTCAAGAGATTCTATTAGATTGATGAACAGCATCTCTCGTTTCTTCTGAGAGAGGTTTGGATTGCCTTCACCAATGAACAAATACATTCGACGAATGCTATTGTATAACATCGTCTGTTGATCTAAATACTGACATGGCTTATACGGAGGGTCGCCTTCCGGTAGATTAAACTTAACCTCAGGGTCGAACGCCAGTTTAAGAATCGTCATGACTCCTTGGTTTCGCCCATATTGCGCAAGCATAATTTTTTTAGCGGTATTGTCTTTTTGTTCTGATACTTCTTTCAGTATCTCTGCTATTCCTTTGGGCATTAAAATTCTCCGATGCATTCCATTAAGTTTTTCAGTCTATGTTCAATAAAATAATTAAACAATTTGCTCCGGTCTTTTTTCTGTGAGGAAAATTGTTCGATAACATCTTGTTTGATTTCATCAGGCACATAATCTAAATCAATAAGCTGCTGATTACGTTTGTAGTTGCGCAGCATAGTTTCATTACAGAATTCTTCTGGTTCTTTCAGTAACCAACTTTGTAATTTCTTAGCAGTAACTGGAGTCTGTCGGTCGCCCACAATGAATACGTTGTCCGCCGACAAAAAGTTAGGTATACCGTCACCCGAGTCTCCTCGAAGAATATGCTCTTTGAGGAAGAGGTCTGGGTTATCGCAGCGAATCCACTTCTTTAGCACAGGGCTATACTGTTTGACGTTAGGATACTTCTGAAGCTGCGAGAAGTCCTTATCTCCTGATAGAATAAGAATGTTCTCTTTAGCATAGTTCTCTTTGACTAGCGTTGCAATAATGTCGTCAGCTTCGGCGTGAGGAACCTGGATAACCTTGTATGGAAAGGCATCTTTGAGCTCCTCTCGTATCTTGTTAAGGACTTCGAAGATAGCATTCCAGTCAAGCTCAGAAGCTTCTCTGTCTTTCTTACGATTCGCCTTGTAGTAGGGGTAAACCTTCTTGCGCCAATAATTCTTATCGTCACAGGCAATGACTATGTTACCAAACTCTTCTGAGAATTTGGTGTTGTAAGAACGAATAGAGTTTAACACCATGTGTCGAACAAGATCTTCTTCAATCTTTATGTTTTTATGGTTACCAATTTGCATCATCAAGTTAGATATCATAACCTGATTAAGATCAACAATGATCACGATTAATTCCTCAGTAGTTTTTTACATTATACCCTTAACGGGTAAATAAGTCAATCAGAATCTTCAGGAGCTTCCTCATCAGAAAGACAGATAAGTTTTTCAGAGGCTATTTGCATTGTATGGTCAATCTTCATTGTTTTTAACAACAAAGATTTAATAGCCTCAATTATCATAACACTGTCTTTGGCGTATCGGTCGTCACTAATGTCAAAGCCCATCATTGTTATTTTAAAAAACAGCTCTTCAATAAGCTCGGAGCTAATAGTATCAACAAACTCTATCTTATTGCACTTCAGCTGTTCTTGAAGTTGCTCAAGAGCTTCTATCGAAGCCATACTAAACTTTTTCTCAGGAAATTTTATGACGTTCGATGAAGCCTCTTTGGCGGAAATGGGTTCTTTTTTCACTAGCATCTCCTTTTCCCTTTCTATTACTTATTCTTTAGAGAATCTAGAAGAGCCGTCCATTCATTCGCTTTAGCGCCCCAATTATGCACTCGGTCTACTTGAATCTTTTGTAGTCTGAGGTCTGCTTGAATTTCTTCTTTGTTGTTACGCATTACAGTTATAGCCTGATTCAGAACAGAATAGAAAATGTTAGCATGCGTATTAAAATCTTCGTTCCACTGATACATCCAAGTAAGACCCATGGCGGTCTCTGTTAGAGCCGCATAGTTAGGATGCACGCAAAGCAATCCTGCCGACATAGCTTCAATCAAAGCCAAACAAGAAGTTTCTTTCCAGATACTGGGATAGGCAAAGATGTCAGCATTGAGTAGTGCTTCACGAACCTCTTCATTACTTACCGCACCATGGTAATTGATTGCAGGATGTTCCTTGCAAATGTCAAACAGACTCTTGAATTCTTCGTCTCGTTGTCCCCACCCGTAGATGTTAAAGGACGAGTATACGTCGAGCTGAATGTCATCGTGGTGTTTAGCTAGCTCTACAAATACTGGAACAAGAATACCTAGCCCACGATGTGGTGTTGTATGGTAGATTAATCGAATCTTATCGCTTGTTGTGCGCTTACTGGTATCAAGAGGCTCAATAGAATTCTTGATAACAACAGACTTGCCATACTCAACACCACGAACAGAATTGTACTGTTCCATCTGCCAATTAGAAACCCAAACAAACTTCTCAAACTTCTTGCGAAATAGTGGGTCGCTTAATCTTACGGACTCTGGATCCTGCGGTAGGTCATGACCGTAGAAAATATGTTTACGCTCAGGGTCTAGTTCTCGAACGCGAGAGAACACAATCTGGAACTGCTCAAGTAGTTCTCGAGGCACGACGCCGTCATATAGACGTTGCATCAATAGTTCGGTACCACCCTTTGAATTCTGGTTTAACTCATTCAATTCCATTAAGTCATGATTACTCATCGCTAATTCCTTCTTCTCGTGATTCTAATTGTTCGTAGTATAGGTTGGCAGCTTCGAGGCATAAAGCTAAAATAGCAAATGGGCTAATGCGAGACAAGAGTCTAACAATAACCCATTTGACGAATATCGCTTTCTTACGCTCCCAACCTGTTAAGTCGGTTTCTTTCATGTTGCAACTGAATACTCAATCACACTGTCTTTACGGAAAGAACGCCATTCGCTTTTTTCCAAATCCCATACCGCAAGCACATCAGGGTTGACCTTTTTAGTACCAGTAGATTCACTTTCCGTTTTTGACGGAAGGTAATCTGCGCGAAGAGTGCACTTCATGTTACGAACAGTGCCATCTTTCTTTGTAAAGGAAACAGTGTAGACTTCGTTATGTAGATTTTCTACTAATTTATTCAGCAAGGAAACTTGATCGTTCATATAATTTAATCCTCTCAACTAAGCTTTCATAACCACCAATATATTCTTCGCCGTAAAATATCTGCGGAACAGACCTCACCATCGGAACAATCTCTAAAAGCATCTGTCTGGTTTGGGGATTCTCAACAGCATATTCTACGAAATCAATGTTTTTACTCTTCAACAGTTCTTTAGCCTTTACGCAATATTGACAATTCTCCTTCGTGTAAAGTTTATACATACCCACTCCTCGATTATACTTGATTCTATTAAATAAGGCAACCTCTTATTTATTCCAGAGTGCTCTTACTCGTTCCCATTCTTTACGGTCGCAGTCATGGCCAAGAGGCTTCCACATACCTTGCGGATTGTGCATCCGTTCCCTGTCATCATTTCCAAATTCTTCTTCAAGTTCTCGTTCAATAAGAGACCTGACATTAGGCGGAAACTTATCCCAGTTAGCGATAATCCAATCGGCGCATTCACCAACAATGTAAGTCATTCGCCCGAGGCAATACCTAAAAGCGGAAGTTGCCATCAGTCCGTTCATGCCCCATGCTTCTTCGAGCGTCAATTCAGGTTTAATCTTTTTCACTTTTTATCCTCTGGGATTGCAATTATTACACATTCTTGATCTCTAGGTAAAGATTTTTCACATTGTTCTAGAGCATCTACTGCTTGCTTGAATGGTCCCAGCATTGATGATTGTTCGTAAATTAGAACCGATACACAACACAAAGCAACAACTAATGCACCAATAAATAAATCGCCAAAAAGCATATCGATTTCTTTCATATCAAAGTCCTCGGTTAATCACTTCAAGCATAAATTTAATGCGACCGGGACAATTCCATCGGTCAGAGATATATCGCAACTGAGCCTTTACACTATCCATATCTTCAATAATGTCTAGGTAATACGCATCGGATTCAGTTAATTCAGGGTCAGACTTACGAAACCATTCTAATCGGTTTTCCAGATGCTTCTTACACTTCTGTAAATGACTTAGATTGCCATCACGAGCAACCCGTTTGAAAGCTAAATCAATGTTACGATTGATTTCTTGTGGTCTCATTCTCTCTTCTCCGTAGGCTTCCAGTTCATTACCGCTGCTAAATTGCACGACCTCAATTGCGCTCTCCGTGCCGCATAAAATGCCTCTTGCGTTCGCTCCACATACATTTTCTTCCACTCGGCACCGTAACCGCGCTCGTCGGCATAGGCTTGATCTTGAGCAAGACGTTCCCACGTTTCTTCGGCCAGTAGAATTTGGTCGTTCATTCTTCAAATCCAAAGTGTTCCCAAATTCTCGTCGCAGCTTCATATGCTGGACCATTTTCATCTTTCCGAACTTGTGCAATACAACCTTTCACAATCAACTCAGCGAACTTAAATACTTCTTTTTCATTTAGACGGAATTCGCCTTCTGTATCATAAGAAAGCATACCATCAGCAGCTTCTCTGGCAAGTTCTTTAATTCGCCAGTATTGTTCAAATGCTTCGTTCTTATTCATTCTTCAATCCTCGTTTCAATTTATAAGTCAATTATAGGATACTTTCACTTAGAAGACAACCATTCTTTCCCCAGCTTTTTCCTGACTAATTCATCGTCTTCCATGATGGCACTATCAAGATATTCACTGTAGCATACCGCGTAGACACTGGCTATATCCTGAGCAATGAATTCCATCACTTCTTTCTCCGGCCATGGAGACCTTTCAGAGATCACATCAATGCGATATAGAATTTCCTTCATGACCGCATCATCAAGCTCGATTTCAATTTTCATTCTTCCTCCTTAATGCCAAATGTGTTTCACACCGATGCAAAGATTTCCTTCTTTGCTATTACGATGACGAGCAGCAGAAGTAAAGCTGTCGCCCTCACCGCACTTGTCAATGGTGCGG